GTCTTGTGTTCCTTTACTACCTATTGTTGTTTCTGTACCAAAGAATACTAAGTGTCTGTCAGGTGTTGATACTAACATATCTCGTGATGCTGTTGGTGCACCTGGAATAATTACTGCTCTAGTGTTAGTAGCATTTACTGCATCTGCATCCCATTTAAAACACTCACCATTATGAATTAATGCAATAAGAGTTGTACCTAAATTGTCCAAGGACCATAGTCCAGGGTCTGTCACTGAGTCTGTGTTAGAAGCGGGTGAACCCCAACCTGTAAAAGAAGATGTATTAGTAATAGCTGCAGTAGCTCCATGTGAAGAACGTGGAGAACCTCTTGCTGCTCTTGTAATTCCTGTAATAAATTTATTAGCAACATCTACTCCGGTATAAGAAATTTCTTCTGCTCCCACTAAAATAAAATTAGTCCCTGAACTAGGTAATCCTGTTATAGAACTTAAAGTAATAGTTGTAGCATTACCATTGTTTCCTTGAGTATCATCAGCTAAAGCTCCATCTAATGTAATACCTGTAGGAGTGGGTCCAGAAATAGTTCCCCCAAATTGTGATATACCCCAACCAAAAGCTCCTAACTGTTCTGCGGGTCCGACTGGGTAATAAAAATTAACTGTAGTACTACCTCCAGTTCCACCGGCACCTGTTTCATTAGATCCCATAGTAACATTTATTTGAGTACCACTTCCAATTGAGGTAATCATAAATTTTTTATTGTCAAAATTAGCTGCTGTAAAATTACTTGTTCCGGGGACCGTGGTACTTGCTCCAGTAATAAAAATAATATCTCCAGCATTCATACCTGCTGTAGAAGTTATAGTAAATGTAACTGTAGGTGAGCCATTAGTTGTAGTAATAGTAGCTCCTGTAAAAGTAGATTTGATAGGGTGAATATCATAAAAAATACCACCTGAATAAACGTATAAAATTCTATTAGTTCCTATGGCTGAATAGTTAATTGAACCCGTGCTAACTAAATGATGTTGTGCCCGTGCTGCACCTGTTAATTTTTCTGCACCTAATTGATTCCATCCACCTATTTTTTCTGGTGATTGATATCTAAATCTAACATTTGCTCCACCTACCCACTGACTTTCAGCACCGGTTGGAGTAATTTGTTTGTTAAATCCTGGTAAAAAGGCTATTTTTTGTAACATATAAAATCCTGTTTACTAGGTAGTATATCAGATTGTTGGGGATATCAATATGTTTTAAAGCAAGGGGATTTCGTGGTGGGTCCTCCCCCCGCAAGTCTATTTTATATATTATTTCTTAGGTGCTGTAAAGCCCTTAAAATATGTAGGTAAACCTAACATAGGACGTCTATCAAATTTATTTATTTTATAGTTCTTACCTTTTAAATTATTATAATGTAGAAATACTTGTCCACAATCTTTACCTGTAAATTCTTCTCTCCAATGCTCTAACTCACAGCCAGAATAAATTAACATATCCCCTGGTTCAAGATCAACTTTAATACCCGCTTGTCCTTCTTTACCTGTTGGGTCTAAATAAATTGGCCATGGTTCACCGCCCAAGTGTATTGTAGTAGATACTTCGCATGAGTCTCTATCTTTGTGTCTAACTAAGACATCTCCTTTTTTATAAATTCTTGCAAAAGAATAAGTAGGGGACAATTTTAACCCTGTCTCCTGGTTCATTTTTTTATTTAATAATGGTAATAAAGTTTCCATAGCCGTGTCACTATAGTGTGTATAAGTATTAGGTACTTGAGCATCATTCCATACTCCCCATTCTGTATTATAAGGGGAAAGATATTTTTGATCAAACAAAAATCTAGCAGCAGATCTTCTATTTAAAAAATAAGAGTATATAAATTTAGTTAATTCTACAGATACAGCTCCTCTTAATATTTTATATTTATTTTTTTTGAATGACATTTAATACTCCTTTAGGTATAGCTTGGCAGTTCCAATGAATAAATCTAAACGGTTCAACTCCCAGGTCAACAACATATTGATGGGGTATGTATGAAGGGAAGAATATTATTCTACCTGGTTGTGCTTTATAGTGAACTTGTGTACTTGCATAAGTTATTTTTGTGTTATCTTTTTCTGGTAAAAGATTCATTATATTTCCTGCTCTTGGATCTTCAAACATAGGCACAGATGTTTTATCGCTAGATTTTAAAAAATAAAAACCAGACATATGACCATTCCAATGTGTGTGTAATGTATGATGCCCACCTCCACTTTTAGCAAATTCTTGTACCCACATTTCTGTAGTAAATATATGATGATTTAACATATCAAAACCCATTTCAATTAATAAGTTATGGGATGTCGCACCAACATAATCAATAAGTTCTTTAAAATTTTTATCTCCTATTAAAGTATGTGAATGATACACCCTTCCTAAATCACCTTTAGTTTTATGTTCTTTATTTCTCTTATCAATATCAGGTTGTAATTTTTTTTTTGCTGCTTCTATATATTTATCTGATGCTTTATTTAAATCATCAACAAATTTAGGTTCATCTGCAAACCATATAGGACATTTAAAATAATCTTCCCTGTTTAACTGTTTAGGATAAGGTATTGGTTCTGGTTTTTTAATTTTTTTCTTTTTTTTTTTCATATCTTTCTTATTTAAATGGCCATCCAAGGTTCCAAATTACTAGACTATGTCTAACACCACGTTTAACCGGTTTTACTCTATGCCATACATCAGAAGGAAATACAACTAAAGAACCTTTAGATCTTATTTCTTTTAATACATGAGTATTTGCTTTTTTCTCTGGGTCGTGATTTCTATAATCAAACTCTAGTTCACCCCCACTGTAGTCTTTTTCATCAGATAAAGATAGAGTTACGGATAACTTTCTTCGTTTGCCATGTGAAAAGGTGTTGGGTTTATCATAGGGTTTTTCCCAACTATCACAATGCCAATCATAGTACTGACCTTTTTTATATTTTGTAAATTGACAGTTTTCAGAATAATCCCATTGAAAATTCCAACCGGCATCTATATTAGCTTGGTGAATATATGGATGTATTGCATTATAAATCCAACGTTCATCTAACCAAACTACATCTGAATCTCTTTTCTTTTTTAAATCTTGTACTTCTTTTTTATTTAATTTTTTATTGCCTACTCCACCCGTAACTGCCATTTGATCTTTAATAGATTTTCCATAACGAACAATGTCATCACAAACATGATGAGGTATGGCATTTTTAAACCAATAGTAATAATTTTGTAACTGCATATGTCTTTATGCAATAAATATAAATGATTTTTAATTATTTGTAAAGGATAATTAAACGTCGAATGTTCCACTAACCGTAAAGGTAGCTAATCTATGTGAAGGAGAACAAGGAGCAGTTGTTATTGTATTAGCTCCAGGAGAAACTGCTACACCTGCTGGAGCACATGCTGCAGCATATCTAAGAATTACTATACCTGAACCACCATTTCCCGCATTTCCAGTACCATATAAAGGATTGTTTGTTGATCCACCACCACCACCACCTAAATTTGTTGTACCAGGAGTTCCTGGAGCGCAAGCTCCACCACAAGGAGCGGGGGAAACAGGTGCAGTTCCAGCAGCACCACCGCCACCAGCACCACCACAACCACCAGTAGTATGTCCACTACCACCGCCACCACCACCATATGTTACTGCAGCTCCTGTAATTGAATTTCCTAATCCGGCACCACCATCTGCACCACAGTTGAAAGATGCACTTCCAGCTACTGCAGAAGCTCCACCACCTCCACCTGCTGCATCGGGACCAACACTACCGGTACCAGAAAAACCTTGAACCGGATTTACATCACCACTTGTTGGAGGAGTATTACCTGTTCCACCACTACTAGCACCGCAGCCAGGGGTAAGAGCACCACCTCCACCACCAGAACCACCGGGGCCACCATTATTTTGTGGACCAGGTCCACCGGCTCCACCAAATCCACCACCTGTTGATGTTTTTGTTGAAAAAATTGAATCACCACCGTTACTACCCTTAGTAGCTCTACTACCTACTGGAGCACCTGCTCCTGCCGCACCTACTGTTATTGTTTGCGGTCCTAAAATATTTATTTGTGTTCCTCCTGGAAATGAAGTTCTAAAACCTCCACCACCACCGCCACCACCACCGATTGAACCAGGTGCACCACCTGAACCACCACCGCCACCACCAGCTATTACTAGATAATCAATATTATTCATAGGGGCTAAATATGTTGGCCATTTGTCTTGTGACCTTGCTAACATTTGACATGGCATAGACCATGAACCGGGTGCAGCAGGAAAAGTAGCTGCGTTATCTACTCCGATTATACCGCCGTTTGAAGGTGTCTTTGTCATAACTTAATTCTCCTTATGCGGATACCCAAGCTAAAGCTGATGCATCCCAATTAAATGAATTTTGTGGGTCTTCTGAATCGTTTGCAGTCCATCTCTGAGCTGCTTCATCCCAACTTAAACCGTATCCTATTATTTTAATATCTCCTATTTCCTTATTGGAAGGTATTTTATCTCCATCAACATAAACTGCTCCTGAAGGATCCTCATAAGTAACTATTGTTGGATAAGTTACTGGTGCTTGCCAATTATCATTAGCATCTAATGCCCATGAAGTAAAAGGTTGAGGTTCTATAAATTTGTCTTTTGCAGAGTCATAAGTAAAATTTGTTCCACAATATTGTTTTCTAAAATTATTATTATAAGAAGTTTGTTTCCAAGTGCCACCTTTAAAAAAATTAGCACACCATGTTTCACCATCAATGTGCATGTCATTATTTTCTAGAGTTCCACCGTTTACTGAAATATCATTCCCTACAACAACTACTCTTAGTACTTTACCATTATTATCTAATTCTGCAAAGTGTGCCATAATTAAAAACCCCTATGCTATTACGTCGTATGATACAAATACTTCTAGATCACTAGCTACACTAGCTCCACCTTGAAGTGCATCACCTGTCTGCATATAAATAGGTGTATCTAGCAAGACTAAAGATGCGTCTGCTGGTACTGAAATTGTTTTTGCTAAATAAATTGTTCCGACATTTCCTGCTGCACCTGTTGCTGCAGAAGTAAAGGCTGCTTTAACAACTTTAATATTAACGTCTGTTGCTACTGAACCATCAACATTTGCTACTGTAATTCTGTTTATTTTAACAACTGTGTCAGCACTAATTGCTGCGATGATAACATTTGAATCACCTGTTCCTAAAGCAAGTCCTTGCGACTCACCATTAATTGTTGCTACGTTTACTATATTTGGGTTTGCCATAATTTTTTATT